ATGGCAAGCACTAAAATTCGTGAAAACGGACAAGGAACACTCTGGCAAGACAAGGCTGGGCACTGGCGTATCAAACGACTTATCGGCACTAACCCACGTACAGGCAAACGCCGTTTCATCACAGCAGTAGCACCAACAAAAACAGCAGCAAAAGCAAAACTCGAAGCAAAAATAATCGCACTCCAAACAGCCGGCGAAATGCCCTACGACAACGTTCCAACCCTCCGCCAATACGCCGAGCAATGGTTAAACCGCATACAAAAACAAGTCAAACCACGCGTCTACACCACCTACCAAGGCGAAATAAACCAAATCAACAGCCAACTCGGAGAACTCAAACTCACACAAATAACAGCACTCCACATCGAAAACGCACTAGACACACTCGGACAGATACGCTCCAGCAAAACAATCCACAACTACTACATCCGCATACGCCAAATCCTCAACGACGCCATGCTCGACAAACACATCACCACCAACCCAGCACAACAAGTACGACCACCACGCTACACAATCCAAGAAACCCAAATCCTACACGACAACCAACCCCTCCAAGCCATCAACGCAATCAACCACATCACCATACCCAACAACGCCTTCACAACCGCCAGCCAAGACGAAAAAGACATGTGGAAACTCCTCTTCACACTCGCCTTCACCACAGGCATGCGCCAAGCAGAACGCTTCGGACTCACACCATCAGAACTCACCACACAAGACGGAATCCACGGCATCACCATCACCCACCAACTCCAACACCTCAAAACCAACACAACCATACCCAACTGGATCCACGCAACCCACATACGAGGAAACTTCTACCTCCTCCCACCAAAAACCCAACAAGGAAAACGATTCATACCACTCAACACACAACTATGGATCCAACTCAACCAACGCATCCAACAACACAACATCCAACCAAACCAACTCATCTTCACCATCAACAACCAACCCCTCACCAGCACACAAGAAAGACGACGCTGGAAAACACTCCTCCAAGCAACAGGACTACCCTACACAACCATGCGCGCAGCACGACACTACTTCAGCACCCAACTCGCACAAAACGGCGCACCAGAAGACGCACGCACCGCAATAATGGGACACGCCAAAATCACAACAACAGCCGGATACACACACTGGACACCAACCGCACTCGCAGAACTAACAGAACAAGCCAACCAAACACTTCTATAAAAATGCACTATAGTTAAATAAACACGACTTGAAGAGGCACACCATGCAACAGATATATCACGGACGATGCAACAAAGGCAACAAACTCACCTACTACCTAATACCAGACAACAATAATGACCTATACGATATAGCCTTCAAATTCGCACAACAATTCGCCAACACCGCGCTCGCAAATGGAGATATAAAACCACTTAAGAAAAATAAATATGAGAATATGTTAACAGCATTCATCCATACGCGTCTTGAAAATATGTGCGCGGGCGGAGATGATAAAGCCAAAGGGGGTATAAAGGTAATCACATTATGCGAAAGAGAACATCTACCCATCTATGAACACTACTGGCATTTTAATACAACTATCTTTAAACCTACCGAGCCACCTAATAAGAAGACTCAGCAGATTCGCCATTATGCCGGAGAACCACCATGCCCTAGCAATGACCTGATATACGGTTTAGTTATGCATATCAAGCCTTGGAACGAAGAGGACGATGATGTTGTCAGACAAGACCAAAACGAGCATATTAAGACAGCAATAGATACATACCGCAAGCATGTTCCAAACACACAAATGTGCAGAAAATAATAATTCATGATGAAATATTATTCCATATAGTAATATTATTTATATTGAAAGGAACTATCATGACAGAATCTAGCATTACTTCTTATGCACAGTTAGACGAGGAACGTAAAAAACGGATAGCAAACACGAGTGCAAACTATGCCATGATTACCAACATCCTCAAGCAACTCACAAATATTCGTAGCGCGCGTGGAATGACTCAAGCAGATGTTGCCGAAGAAATGGACGTTACCCAAGGATACGTATCCCGCTTAGAAAACGGATCTACTAGCATGTTCGATAATCTTGTCGATTACGCATACGCAGTGGATGCGCGAATAGTTTTACAAGCATTCCCTATGGAAGATACTCATGCTTATGAGTCAGCTACACAACTCAATATATTATCTACATCCATCACGCCGAAAGCAACACCTAAAGTACCAAGAACTAGTTTCAATCTAGAGTTGCAGAAAACACATGCCTAATATCGGAGAAAATCATGCACATTAAAAGCATTAATCTAATCGACTGCGCGGCAAGCAGAGACTATTCTTTGAATGAATTAGACTACTCAGAGCTCAACACAAATATACAGTTTTCCAGCAACGAAGAAACAACTAATCCACGCTGGAATCACATTGTCTCCATCTTCGTCACAATAGTTGGTACACCGCATAATCAAAAAGACACGATAAACGTTTTCACTCTCGCTCTCAAATACGGAGTGCAAGCAGAAACACCTAGTGACGAGATAATGCCAAATCTCATCATTGCTCTATGGCCAATCATCCGACAAACGATTGACCATAAATACTACGAATTTGGGATGACAGACCCGAACCTTCCATATGAACTAGACATAGAAAAATTCTCAAGATTGAACGACAATGAATAATTAGATATCATCTCGCTGATGATATCTGCATCTGCTCTCTTTGATAATAGAATAGCAGCGACGTTTTGTAATATCATATAAGACGTTATTCTAGGTATCAGAATCACAGCTTAGTAACGAAGAGAACAGGGAGGTGAATAGACATCGATTCTATTCACCTCCCTGTTCTCTTCCCACAGACTCTTAGACCACCGGGTCAGGCATTTCGAGTTTCAGATTAAACTTGCCTTTATCGCGATCGGCTTTTGTGTTAGCAATATGTGCAAGCATCACCGCACCACTGTCTGGAACTTGATTAGCATGCTTAATCATCTGTATATGACTCAAATATCCAATTTCGACACCGTCAAGATACACCATATAAGTTTTTTCACCTGCATACTTACCTGTTGGAATCTCGCCAGGAACAACAAACACCCATAGCCACGCGCCATAACCATACGGCGCTAAGACCTCTTGATGATGCTGCTCACCTAGGATATCTACACCACAATCCATTGTCTCGATACAAAATCCATCCGGCTTACTATTACGTGGAGTTAAATCACTATCCGCCAGATAAGAAGCCTTATACGCTGCTTTACGCGCTAACCGCAGACTATCCTCATGCTTATTTTTAAGAGCTTCAGCAGTTTCCTGCGCTCTCCGCATTTGCTCAGTCGTATAAGTATAAGGCCTTGGAATAGCAGTAAGCCTTCTCCAACATTCCAACGTATAACGCGCATCCGATAACGCCGTATGCTCTTCTTCCTCATAAATCCCCACCATATGCATAGTCGCCTGCAAAGTATGAGAACGAACCGTAGGAAAAATATAACGAGACAACTCTAACGTATCAACCACAGCACGAGGATTAACCAAAGGATGCCCCATACGCCGTGCTTCATTATTCAACTGGTTTATATCAAACCCAATATTATGACCTACAATCACAAGCCCGTTAATACTAGCAATAAACCCTGGAAGAACCTGCCTAATATCAGGTTGATACATTAAATCCGTTTCACTAAAACCAGAAATCCGAGCAACAATCGGCTTATACACTTTTGGCTTAACAAGCTGATCATACTCACCCACAACAACACCATTACGCAAATAAACAGCACCTATCTGCACAATCTCAGCATCATTATCCAACCCAGTCGTCTCAGTATCAAGAACAACCGTATCCGCATACTGATTCACCACATAATACCGCTGCGGACGAGCATAATACACACGAGACTTAGACCTATCCAACCCACGAACAACATCACGCATCGTATAGTTACTAAACTTTTCTATAAACCGTCTAGCACGCTCAAACATCACTGTTCCCCACAATCACTAACACCTACACAATAAACAATAAGCACTCATCACGACTCAACACATACACCACCATTAACAAGCAACCCTTGAAAATCCTCCAACACCTGCAACGTCACATCCAACTCCACAGCCATACGCCACTTATTCCCCTCAAACACACGCTCAGCCAACACATAATCAACCACACTAATAAGCATACGAGCCGTCAACCGACGAACCCTCAACTCATCCCTCACCCCAAACACACCACCAACCAACACATGCCCAAACGAAACATGCCACAACTCATGAGCCAACACACACCGCCTCTGACGACACGACAAACGCGAATCAACAAACACCACGCGCTCGCAATCCACGTAATATCCAAGAACATTACCCTCAAGCTCTTCCTCGATGATTTCTACTCCTTGCTCGGAGATGAGCTGTTCAAGTGCTTCTATAGTGTATGCGTTACTCGTAAGTTATCTCCTATCAGTTTAGAAGAATGTTTTTATTTGAAGAGTGCTTTGAGTGAGCTCATGAGATTGTGAGCCCAGCTTTTAGTGTCGGCTTGTTGGATTTGTATGTGCTGTGGTTGAAGCATCGTAGGCTGGTTATGGCTTGGACGATTCTTCTTTTGTTTGAGATTGTCTACTCGATATTGCACGTGGAGTGTTGCTTTACAATCTTCTAACGAGTTATGCGCATGATACGTGTATCCGCATTCTGCTGCAGCGTTTATAAGCTTGTAATACTCTTTTTTGTGTACTAGTTGCCCGTATTCACGCATGGTATCTGTGACCTTACGAGTATCTAACAGTAGACCGAGCTCGTCCAGGAACGCGAGGTCGAATGGAGCGTTATAAATAACGACTTCTTGTGCCTGATTCAAGACGGATTGGATAAGCTCTTTATCACTACTGATAGGCGGCTTGTTTTTCACCATTGTTTTTGTAATATGATGAATCCGTGCTGCTTCAGTCCACGAATCTACATATTCAGGCTTGTAATAGTTATTAAGAATGGTATTACCAAACCCGTCAATAATAGATAATTGCAGTATTTCATCTCTGCGTGGATCTAAACCAGTGGTTTCCGTGTCGATAACGATTCTGCGTATTGGGTTAGCGTAATTATGTATAGGACGTAAATCTGCTTGCATGTCAATCATGTAGCTATCGTCACCAGATTCCATAGGTGCAATAGAAACAGTAAGTATTGGAAGATTCGCGATTAACTGTATTTCTCTGTATGCACCAGTGGAGCGTGCTTCTATCTCACAGATTTGCCGGTTATCACTCGTATACACAATGTAGTGTGGTTTACGGCCCTTCGACTGTTCAACCTTGACGATATGACAATCCTGCAAATAGAATTTCCGCCAGGCAAGAATCTCACGATTAATAAACCGTTTATCCAGATAAAACCTGCGATACCCATTAATACGACGTACACGCCAATCATACTTATTCACTGTAAGTTCCTTTTGTTTAGAATCTGCGTGCTCTATACCCTAGTTCGCTACCCTGCTCGATTAGGCCTCCAGCCCACACGTCAAGATATCCGAATCTAATTCCTAGCTCATGTTCAGCTGTGAATGAGTCTATAAAACCATTCTTATCACCATACTCTTTTTGCAGTATCTGTTGTAAGAGTAACGGCTTTTCTTTTACTACAGTGATTGGTTCTGTTTTACGCCATCCCCGTGCACTTAGTTGCATATACAGGGAACGCCATCTATCTCTTGACAGGATATTCATATCATATCCGCGTGAGATAAGCGCAGCTATAGAGATTCCCCAGCTAGCTTTGAGTTGTAAGAAGTCGGAAAGCATGATATTAGGGTTTATGAGAGTTTTTGCATCGTCTTCAGGCATGAGGAATGCTCCAGCGAATGCGTGTGCTTCTCGTTCCATTTCACTGTAGCGTTCTAAACGACGATACTTATGCAGTATAAGATGTCCTAATTCGTGAGCTTTAGTAAAGCGGTCTCTATCTCCTGCATTAGAGTCTTCCTTAAACCCAATAGAAAGAAGCTCATCATTACTCAACGGATGCGTTACACCATCACTGGAGAGCTTCGTATCAGCATCATCAGGCGTTAAAGCATGTAATGGTGCAACAACAATACCGCAACGTTCTAAAGCACGTGTCACGTTACTGACCGCACCATGAGCAGGTAAATTCATATACTGACGAGCAAGGCTTGCTAATCGTTCAATATCAGCATGAGTAATGCTCTCGGTTTTGGGAGCTATCTGATCTATCCACCCAGCTTTACTCTTGATATTCATCTTTCCAGCTAACGTATCAGCGACATCTGATAAAAGCGAGTATTCAGCAGCAATAGCATTAAGCTCTTGAATAGTAGTACGACTCGTATGCCGATACGTCAACTCATACGCTGGGGGGATTGACGTATCACGCTGAAAAAATTCGAGTGGATAACCAGAATTATCACTTACCCTCTCGAATAAGCTATCTGGTGCTTCTTTCTGTCGATTAAGAATCTTGCTCAATGTCGGCAGTGATACTCCACCCCATGTAGCTATATCATTTTTTGTCACTTTTTCTAGCTGTTGGAGAAGGATAAGAGACTCAAGATTAAATGAATTCATTATTAACCATTCACTTTTACATCCTCGTCTTGTGCGAGGAAGTCCAAAACATTAACCGAATCATTCTGATCAGGAACAAACTCTACCAAAGGAATCATACCGTCAATGCCACGTTCAAGAGGGTAAGAATAAGCAGAGACAATACCACTACCATACTTCCCATTCTCGATAGGCCTATGAATTGTCATAAACGTAGAGTCTAACTTCTCATAATCACACACAAGCATCAGATTAATACCACTTAAATCAGGAATACCATCCACACCAAACTGTATACATTCAGGCCCGAGCAAGGAACCCTGATTATAACGCGCTCGAGCAGCGAAAGTATTACCACCATGAGGAGCACGCCCTGTCTTCTTATCAACAGAACGCAGACGAATCTTCAACCCTGAAGGCTTATGCGTAAGATGCGTGTACCCCGATTCATCAACAGTCCAGTCACCTAACGCATGCTCACCACACGCTTTAGCAACAGCACGATTAATAAAACTCGCTCTCACACTCCTCTTCTGCTTACTAGTCAACCAACCAATATTCTTTAATGACATATCAACGTCAGTAACACATTGCGGAATAATATCACTCATCACTGTATCAAGCTCACTACAATACAAACGAGTAAACTCTTTCTCACTCATTTCACCATTCTTCATATTATTTTCAGTCATCTTTAACAACCACCTTTTCAAAAAAAACAATTGTATAACAATATGAAGAAAATTTTACCACCAAATGTTACACCTACAAAATCAAAAAACTACTCGTAATAATCTTCCATCTCTTCAAACTTACGATCATCACGACTAGCAACAAGCTCAACACCAGACTGAGACAACAACGAAGCAGACTCAAGCTCGTTTGTTCTCTCATAAATTGCGCTCGCAAAATCCTCAACGTCAATATTAAAAATACGAGCAAAAGCAATTGACTCAGACAACTTCAGCGGAGACTTTAATCCATTCCGCAAATCATGAATACGACTATATGTAATTAAACCATCAGAAAGTTCAGCTGCCTTTCTAACAGAATATCCATATCTATTAAGCATCTCATCTATTATCTGCTGAGCAGCTATATCTGCAGCTGCTCTTTCATAGCTACGTCCCATAATTACGATGTTAGCATTCGACAACATTGATTACAAATATAGTCATCCATCGTCGTCGAATAGCGACACGCGCTGTTTGCAAATAGCAACATATTGCGAGATTATATAAATATGTTGACAAATAGCGACAATTACATAAATAACGCAATCACGAAGCTTAAAAAGCTAGCTGTTGCAAAATCTATAACTCAGCAAGAAATCGCAAATCATGTAGAGCTCAATAGATCAACAGTGAGCATGCATCTCAACAAAAGCGATATGTCAATGCGCGAATTTTTCTCAATTGCTCGCTACGTCGGCGTAGATCCGATTGAGATTCTTCGTGAGTCTCGTCTCGAAGTTGAAAGGACTGATAGTAATGATTGATTTGATTCAGAATTGCGCGATTATTATCCTCGCTCTCACACAAATCAGTACGAGCATACGCACATTCAAACACTATAAAAACAATAACGATAAGTCATGAGTGACATCTTCATTCTTATCACACTCGCACTCGCCGGTCTCACGATAGGAATCATCGCCAGCACACAAGCCTAAAGGACTAAAAAATGAGTAAACACACAATAACAGAATCAATCATAGAAATAACAAGCACCATCGCGCTCGCAATAATCACCATCAGCGCATTCCAATACATCATCACACACAACGCAAACTACACCCCAATACAAAGCCTCTTCGCACTCGCAGTATTCCTCACAGGAAGCTTCGGACTCATCATCATGTGGGCAGGAACACACTACCCACCAACAAACCACAACAACAACGACAATAACAGCAACGACGATAACACCACGTCGCGCTCGCTGGATGAGTAGATCGCATTTTTTAGAAAGGACTAGTTATGACAGAAACAACAGTTTTAAAGCAAATTAACGTATCGCGCGATATTGCATCATCTGAGCGGATTATGTCTACCGCGCAGAAACATAGATTGAGTGTTATGCCAGCTACACATATTCCTGCGTATGAGCAGGAAAGTTTTAGTTTACCGGAAGCTGCTCGTGTTTTTGGTGTTGATTACGAGGCTTTGCGTGGATGGGTCAATATGGGTTTGATTGATACTTTCAGACCGTTGAGCCGTCGCGGTACTCCAGGGCGTCGTCGTATTAGACGTGTTGTAATGCAGAAGTTTCTTGCTCAATTTGACGAGTAAGCAGTTAAGGAGAAATCGATTATGAGTAGTACTAAGTTTACTGACGCTGATTTACAGGAAATGTATTACAAAGTTCAGGCGAATGGTTGGGATGTTTTGTCTCGTGGTGAGAAGATTGCTCTTTCTCGTTATATTCGCAAGCTTGGTTTGATGATGCCTGAGCCACAAGGTTTAACCACTTCTGTTGAGAAGGCTCGTAAAAAGCCTATTCCTCATATGCTCAATGAGAAGAAGGTTGAGATTCTTGCTGAGTCTGCGAACTTGAAGAAGATAGATCCAGTAACAGAGTCAAAATCTTTCAATGAGACCGTGCAAGATTTCCGCCAGGAGTCGCCTAAGTCCGCCTCTTTGTCTTCTGAGGTTTCTGTGGATGATAAGAGTATGAGTATTCCTGGCGAACCTTCTTCCACTGTTGTTGTGGACGGCGTGGTGTTAGGCCGTTTTGTTGACAGTGTTGATACGACTATTATTCAGCCTTTGTCTCCTGTACAGCGTTATTACAAGAGTGTTGCTTCTACTCTTCAAAAGCATCCTTTGCAGTGGCTTTTGCTCGATAAAGAGTATAAGAGTGTGACTACTGCTCGTCATATGGCGTCGAATATTCGTGTGGGTAGAACGAGGACGTGGCAGTCGTCTACTGGACGGTTTGAAGCGTTTGCTCAGTTAGCTGATGGTAAGAATCTTATTGCTGTACGTTTATTCCTTCAAGTAAGAAGGAGGCATAGGTTATGGCTTTTCTTGATGTGATTGTTTTGGGTACTCCGATTACTAAAGGTTCGTATGCTCCTTACACGCGTAATGGTAAAGCGATTAATGTGGATGCGCGTGAATCTGTGTGGGAGGCTCAGATACGTGAGGAAGCTGTGCTTGCTTTGCAGGCTTCTGGTTTGGAGCCTTTTGATGAGCCAGTGAGTATTGTTGGTCAGATTCGTGTTCCTAAGCCTGCAACAGGATTGCATTCTTTGCCTGCGTATCAGACTGCTAAGGATAAGGGTGGTGGTGATTTAGACAAGCTTCTGCGTGCTATTGGTGACGCGTTGCAAGTGTCTAAGTCGCGTTATGCAGCGAAGAATAAGCCAGGTGTTATCACGAATGATAGTCGTATCGTTCATTGGAACATTATGAAAGCGTATGAGGATAGTAATTATCCTGCTGGTATTTATTTAACGATTATCAGCGCGTCAGTGAGTATGGTGTCGACGTATCAATGGACACCCTTTACTCGTATTGGTCGTAAACGATTAGAACAGATTCAACGTTTACATGATCGTATTAACAATAGTAGGAATTTCTAAAGGGGGCTTGTTATGAGTTGCATTATGTATGTGACTGATGTCAATTACGTTTATACTGATTTAAATCTTGATGATGCTCAGACACTTGTCGATTTATTGTGTTCTGACTGTCATCATACTAGTCGTGTTTACGTTGATGTCGATGACGAGTCTAAGGTAACCGCAGATAATATTTGTGCTCGGTGTCCTCATTGTGGAGCGGTAATTTGCGGAATTATCAAATCTTGGGTTGATTTGAGTGACAAGCTTGACCCACTTTTGAAGAATTATTGCGACTATTATCTCGCTCAGTCACATCTTGCTCAAGGTCATAGTTTAGAAGGCTTACGCGCTCTTTCTCAAGCTATTACACAGTATGAGCATGATCATACTGTACACACGACTGTTTCTCCTTCTTTGAGTCCTGAAAACGAGTGATTATCATGAGTTTAAAAGCTACGACGTGGGCGTTGTATGATGCGCCGAAAGATATTGATGCGACTGAGTTTCGTATTTTGATGATTATTGCTGATAACTGTGATGAGAATGGTAAAGGCTTCTATTACAGTATGAGCAAGCTTGCGCAGTTTACTGGTGTGAGTGTGCGTAGCGCTCAACGTCATTTACAGGTATTGAAAGACCGTGGTCTTATTGTTGATGGCGACCAGCGTATTGTTGCGTATTTACCTGCTAATAAGCGTCCTCGTGTATATAACCTCAACATGACTACAAACAGTAGTGAGCGTCCTTATAGTGGCATGGGGAGCTCTTCCATGCCTGTTGAGCCTGTGCTAGAGGCTGCTGAGGTGGATGAGTGGTCTGATAGTGAGTTTGATGAGCTTGTAGAAGCTTCAGAGTCTTCTGAGGTTGATACTGAGTCTACTTCTCATGCTGGTAACGAGTCTGATAATTCTTCTTCTGAGTCGAACATTTGTTCGAATGGGGGTGACAATTTGACACCCCAAGATATTTTTTTGGACTCTTCTAGGGGTGACACTGGGGTGTCACTGGGGTGTCACAGGGGTGACAGCATGTTGTCACCCAAACCGTATAAACCGATTAAACCTATTAAACCGAGAGAGGGCGCGCGCGCAAAAAATGAAAATTCAAAACTTGATTCAACTTCGGTTGCGAATTCTTCGAGACCGGTTCGTCGTTCTTCGGCTACGAGTGTGCTTGAAAGTGATTACGATCCTGCTTCGGATTCTGAAGCGATTCAGTTGGCGTATTTGGCTGGTGTGGAGCTTGCGACTGCTTTCGCTGCGTTTAAGGATTACTATACGGCTAGCGGTAAGCGTTTTTCGGATTGGGGTGCGAAATTCCGTTTATGGCTGCGTCGTGAGAAAACATACACGACTCCTGCCACTGCAACGCATTTGCCAGTAGCGCATGCGTCTAGTCCGTCTCGGCTTGTTTCGACGAATAATCGTAACTATCACACGACCAGTGGAGTGTTTGCTGATTCGACTCGTAAACTGCTCAGTGCTCCAGAGTTTGGCTTGTCGATGAGTCAGAAGGAACAGTTGTTTGCTCAAGCATTGAACATCATGATTAACACCAGCGATGTGGCAAAGGTTCGCGAGTTTATTGTGGAGAAAATATCATGAAAAACGGGAAAGCATATCCAACCGTGAACTGGCAGAAAGCACCAGCACACGAGCTTGAACACAGGCGTATCATCGCCTTAATGGGTAACGGGACGGTGATTGATTCTAAGACACAAGCATTAAAGCATGTGAACAAGATTATTGATGAGAACCAGTACGTGCTGCATTTAGACACTCGTGACCCAATTTTGGATAGTTTTGTTCTCATGTTTGTGAACACCAGGACTGGTGAGAGACGACTTAACTCATCCATTCGTAGTCTGACTGTTTTTGATTCTCCAACCGTTCTGTAAACTTTTAAGGCTTTGTATGCAACTGTGTCCTGTCTGTCAAAAAAATCATCTCACTACTTCAGCAAGAATGTGTGATTCCTGTTATAAGACTTTCATGAAAAGCGTGATCTACCTGTCAACGTTCATTGATGACTTGTATAGTATCGCAACGAGAGGAGCAACACTCTACCAGCATTCTGCTTTTAATAGTCCATCATTTACTCAGCTACCTGTCAGAGTGACAGCTTGGGAAACATATAACGATATCACCGCTTTCACTGACGGTGTTATCCTACGCAATCAGGTAAACATTACTAGCTCAATCTCATATGCGAATAAGCTGTACTTGTTACGCGAGGTAAGACGATACACGTCATCAACGTATGCTCGTGATATTCGCGGTTTTATATCTTTCGCTCACACACTGCACACGCTCCTCACTGTCGAGCCAGACAAAACATACATTGGTACATGCTTAAATTGTAATGCGAGCCTATGGGCTATAGCGGAAGATATTACAGTGCATTGCCCGCATTGCGATAGTGAGTGGAACACGATCGATGTGAAGCAACATATGTTGCGTAGCTTGTACAACTGTGAATACACAGCAACTATCAGCGAACTTGTTACATGGTTAAAATCTATCGGTATCAAGATAAGCAAACGTAGTGTGCAACGCTGGTGTCAAGAAGGACGAATACACACACAGACGATAGATGGTCGAGGAACAATGGTTTTTCGTGTTGGTGATGTTATCCGTCAGTTAAAAATGGCGCAATCGGGTTGCTAAAAAAATTTTGGCGCAATATAGTTACTAGAGTAGCAAGAATTGTAAGGAACCCACCCAAGCAATCTTGCTCACATAATATTGGTCTAAGCTCACAGTTTTCTAGCCTAGTTTTACTAGTCCTTCTAGGAAAGAAAACATGTGAGCTTTACTTATACCTCTTAAATAAAGGAATAATCATGAGCGATAAAACGTCACATGATACTGAGTGGAAGCCTATGGAGTTCATTGACTTCGATGACAACAGTGAACACGGTGCAGCTGCTGCGAAACTTTTAGAAAGTGAACACGGCTACGTCAAAAATGATCCAATAAAACTTTTATCTGTTTCTAAAAAAGGTATTATTGTCACATACACGAAAATGGTTGAGCTTCCACCAGACAAAGCACAAGAATTATTATCACTGTGGTGGGATAGCAAGAGTAATCTCTCGTAGCTCATCACTATTTTCACGATGCCATGTGATACGAAACTCATCACTGTCTAATCCTCCCCATATTCCAGCCATCATACATTCAAAAACTTTTTCACTACCAGAGGTGAGATTGCCCAATTCTTCTGCAACTTCTCCGTCCTGTGATGTTATGTAATGAACGGTTACGCCACAGGATGTATAAGTATTTCTATTCTCAAGGATAAAACGAATACTTGAGTCTCGATATAAATTCCATTGTGGCGCTTCGCTATGTTCTAGTTCGAGCGCTAGTTGTTTCTCTAGTACATCAGTTTGACGTTGTAGTTCATTGTTCTGGTTGCGTAGTACTTGTATTTGTTCGTTTTTAGCAGCTAATTCTTTGTCCCATTTTTCTTGAGCTTTCTGAGCCGATCGCTTATTCACGAAGTGATTAATTACTGCGCCAATTATCGTTCCAACAACAGTCCAAATAAAACCGAGTAAAGCAACATTTTCTGTAAGCCAATTGAACATTCCTAGTCCTCTCAACGTGCGTATGTTCATAGTTATTTTAATTGATTCATTGAAAGCAGAGTAATGATGTCTCGTATTGAAAAGCAGATTCGTTATCGTAATGGTAATCGCAGGCGTAAGCTTCGTGCTCGTGTGATTGCTGCGTATGATACATGTTGGATTTGTGGTAAGCCGATTGATAAGTCGTTGAAGACTCCGCACCCTATGAGTCCAGAAGTCGATGAGATTATCCCTGTTTCGCGTGGTGGGAGTCCGTTTGATTGGAATAATTGTAGGCTTGCTCATCGTATTTGTAATGAGATTAAGAGTAATCATACAGTCACATACGCTCGTAACAAGCTCAAAGAGCGTGAAATACAAGCAGAAAAGACAGTCAATGTTAAACCGCAACCGAGTTCATGGTGAAAAGGTGGGGAGCCCCTCCCCCGTGTGTTTCTTTGGCGATCACCCGGCGCCCAGCGCCCATATCCCCCCACGAGGTCGGTCTTATCGGGACAGCCATATCGGGACAGTGTCCCGAATAGGGACGAAATGGAGAAAATAGCATGCATTGTAAGACTTGTGGCAAGATTTTTTCATGGAATGGACATGGTCGCAGGCCTTCTTATTGCTCAGATACATGCCGAAGGAAAGCAAATCGAGCAAAGAAACGACAAGAACAAGCAGAAAACACTTCTGGAACGTCTTATTCAACATCCCGAGAGTCTATTCGGGTCACTTCGTCAGGCAAGATTGACAATGTTCCATTGAGCATCGTTAGCCAGGTACGTGATGATATTACTAATCGTGATTTTGAGAAAATGATGGGTCATGGTTTCACTGACGATTTGGAATTTGTGAAGCAAATTGCGAAGAAAGCAATGACTGATGACACTACGCCAGCTTCTGCTCTTCCTGGTCTGGCAAAAACGCTTTTAGATGCGAGCAAACAGTTGGATAGTTTGGATCATGATTCATCAAATTCGAGTCTTGAATCATTGTTGAAGGGAGAAACTACTGATGACGTTGTCTTCCGACCAGAGTCTCAATAAAACAGCTCATCATTTGATCTATCCTGAGGGAATAGTGAGCACGGAATGGTCTACTGTCAGCAAGCTTGCTCATGCTTGTGAGATTAATTTTGACACTTGGCAAAACGAGTTCGGTATGTATATGCTGGGAAAACGTTCTGATGGTCGTTATGCTGCAAGTGTTGGCGGTATTTGGATGAGCTTGCCTCGTCAAATCGGTAAAACATATCTTGTCGGCAATACCATCATCATGCTTGCCCTGGCACGATCCAATCTCAAAGTTGTATGGACTGCACATCACACTCGCACATCAACAGAAACATTTACAACGATGACTGGTTTAATCAATAAACCAACTTTAAGTAATTATGTTAATGTAGTACGTCGCGCTAACGGTCAGCAAGAAATCAGCTTCACTAATGGAAGCCGAATTATGTTCGGCGCACGTGAGCAAGGCTTTGGACGAGGCATGGCGGGCGTAGACATGATTGTCTTTGATGAGTGCCAGATTCTGACCGAGGCAGCTATGGAAGATATGGTGCCAATGACGAACGCATCATCGAACCCACTCGTCTTCTACATGGGTACTCCTCCACGCCCTAAAGACCCGGGCGAAGCTTTCAGATTGAAACGTCTTGATTGTATTTCAGGTCGCGATACAGACACTCTATTCGTAGAATTCAGTGCCGACCGTGAAGCTGATTTAGACGATAGAAGTCAGTGGCGTAAGGCTAATCCAAGCTATCCTGAACGAACTTCTGAAAGCGCGATACTACGCATGCGCCGTCAACTCAGTGACGATTCCTTCCGTAGAGAAGCACTCGGAGTGTGGGATATGGTCATAGCTGAGTCTGCAATAAACCCTGAGCTATGGGATAAGACTGCTGTGTCTGATAAGCCAGAAGGTGGTAACGCTGCTTTCGCTTTAGATATGAATCCAGACCGTACACAGCTCACTCTTGCCGCATGTATGAAGTACGAGAATGGAACATATCACACAGAAGACATCATGCATATAGATCCACAATCCGAAGATGTATCGCAGGTCTTTGATTTCCTTGCAGAACGCAAACGAAGCATGCTTGGATTAGCGATTGATTCAAACAATCCAGCAATGGTCTATCTGCCTGAACTTACTGAGCATCATATTAAACCATTAATCATGGGGTACCGTGATGCAGGTATAGCTGCAGGACGATTCCTCGACCTCCTTAACACAGGAAAGCTTACACATTTACCCGAACCACAACAACAAGCCTTATATTCTGCTGTTCACGGAGCAATTAAACGCCCAATCGGTAAAGCAGGCGCTTTCGCCTGGAACAAAATGGGGGCAGACGTCAACATTAGCCCTCTTGTGGCCTGTACCAACGCGTTGCATATGGCTGCCGTGAGCAAACGTAAGCCAGGAAGAAAAGTGAGAGTAATGATATGAGTAACACAAGTGACATTGAAGTATGGTCTAAAGATGAAGCGTATCTCGATGTAGCATCCGCAAATCTGACCACTGTTCAAGGATTAGATGCCCAATACCTACCTATCGTTAATAGTTTGCTTGAAGTGTGGCGTGACCATTACGGGCGTAATATTTTAAGGACTCGATACTATACAGCTCATGAGGAGTTCCATGATTTTGGTATAGGTATTCCAGACCGCATTCGCAATAAAGTACAGCCAATGATTGCGTGGCCTGCAAAGGCTGTACGTTCACTTGCTGATTTGAGCGTATTCCAAGGGTTTGAAACGGATGATGAAGATACGTATGGTATTGCTCAACTCGTGGCTGACAATCAGCTCGAAGTAGAAATGAGTCAAGCGATAACCAGTGCTTACATTCACTCGTGTGCTTTTCTTACTGTTGCTGCGGATAAGACGGGTAAGATCAGAATCGTTCCACGCTCTGCTGACTGGTCTGCCGCAATTTGGGACAACGTTGAGCGCACGGTTAAAGCTGCACTCACCATTACCGATGCGGATAAAGATGGAAAGATTACGCAATTTATTGTGTGGCTTCCAGGACTCGTCATCACTATTAGTCGAACACTGAACGTCTGGTCAGTCATCGATATGCAAGAAACCAAACTCGATGAAGTCAACGTCATTCCACTCGCCTACGATGCGCAGCTCAACCGACCATTCGGTCGTTCACGTATCAGTCGAACACTCATGAGTTTGACAAATATCGGGTACAGGACAATGGTGCGCATGGAATCCACTGCTGAATTCTATTCAGCACCACGCTTATGGTTCCTCGGACTAGATCCTGATTCTTTCTCTGCTGACACGTGGTCATCACTACAATCGTCCATCAACGCTGTCAGCAAAGACGAAGACGGTGAAAGCCCAACAATCACACAAATCAGCCAAGCAAGCATGCAACCTCACTCCGACATGCTACGAACCGTCGCACTCCTCGTTGCTGCAGAAACAAACCTCCCAGTAAACGACCTCGGCATAACAGTTGACAACCCAGCATCTGCAGAAGCAATGGCAGCCGCAGAACGCAAACTCTCACGCGAAGCCGACCGCCAAAACCTCCGCTTCGGCGCTGCCATCAAAAAAGCAGTCATCCAAGCAGTACGCATGCGAGACGGATTAACAACCATACCAGACGACCTCGCATCCATACGCCCCCTCTGGGCACCAACAAAAGAAGTATCCAACGCCGCGCTCGCAGATGCGTTTAGCAAACTATCAGCAGTTATCGAAGGATACTCCACAAGTCGCGTCGGTTTAAGCCGTGCAGGACTCACGCCAGAAGAAATCACAAGCCTAAAAACCGATTTAGCGCGTAAAAACGCACGCTCAATCCTAGACAGTCTCACCACGGAGGATACAAATGCCAACACGAGCGGATTTGGAACTGCTAGCGAAAGCACAGAACCATAACGTAGAATTTGCGAGACGAGACCTTGACAAGCTCTGGAAATCACTACAAGGATTAGAACCAGACAAACAACGTAACGCCCTGCTAAAGCTCATTCCAGAGCTCGTTTCCAAATACGGAGATGTAGCAGGAACAGCAGCTGCAGAATGGTACGAACAAGCACGAGAAGCAGACTTAGGTAAATCCGACTTCATCGCCACCATAGGCGAAGGTTACCCGAGTGAAGCAGTCCAAGACTCCATCAGATGGCAAGCAGGAGTCCTATGGGACGACCCACAACAGATGCAACGCTTCCTCAACAATTCCATCGACCGGTGGGTCAAATACTGCGGACGAGCAACCATCATGGAAAACGTACGACACGACTCACACAAAGTCAAATGGGCACTCGTACCACAAGGCAAAACATGCGCCTTCTGCACCATGCTCGCCAGCAACGGATTCCACTACGAACGAAAATACAAAGCACAAGCAGCACAACACGCAAACTGCGACTGCTGGCCATGCCCATCATTCAAATCACGACAAGCCTTCATCCAAGGCTACGACCCCGACAAACTCTACAACGACTACCAAGAAGCACGAGAAGAACTCGCACGCGCTCGCAAGGGTGAGGGTCCTTATGCGAAGGCGTTTAAGGATTTTGAGAAGCAGAATCCGCATAAAGATGCTACAGCTTCTGGTCGTAGTGCTGAAGTATGGATGATGCGTCATTTGAAACCTGACGAGTATAAGGATGGTGTACATACTGATGTTCGTATGACCAGTGATCAAAGCCTCTCGTATGCTATTTATAAGGATTATCGGTCGAGTCTTGCTGAACGTTTCATTGCAGCCAATAATCCTAAATATAAAATGCCACCAGAAACTCCTGTTGAAGCGCCAAAAGACTGGCCAAAAGATTTACCTCAACTTCGTGCTAAAGAATGGAATCATATTCTTTATGGGGATAGAGAGAAAGTCAGAAATAGCCAGACTAAAGAAAAGGAATGGAACTTCAAAGGTGGACATTCCTCAGGTTTCGGCTGGATAACGAATGGCGATGAATTCCCCTCTTCATGGAAGAACGAAGACATCCTAAACGCTATTGAGCATACCGTCGGTAACACTTCAAGTGATGGTCTATTTACTAGTACATATAAAGGTGTTAAGATACAAGTAATTGTTCGTAAAGGGAAAGTAATTACTGCGTATCGACTTGGGAGGTGAATAATAACTCATGGCATCAAGAATTGATGACCTATCGAAACGTATTATTGATTTACTTGTGCAAGCTGGACATATATCTGAAAGTGAAACAATTAAATCTATTGTACGTGCTGGTGAATGGGCTGTCGCTCAGTGTATAGCCATCGGTTACATTCGCCAGTTTAAGATTAAAATAACTAAACAAGATATATCTGATGTACTTTACGTTGCCAAGCAGGAAGAAGATGAGCAGGCTATTGAGGACTGTCAATATCTTTTACAAAAAGTAGCTTAGCTGTACAAGTATTTTTTATTAAGGGGTATCTCACAATGAGGTACCCCTTTTGCATAACAAATTGTCTACGTATAACGAATTTTAGGCATTTCATGGTTGAAAACCAAAAGGTTTGAAATAGTTCGATTCTTTTCATTGCCACGTTTAACCCCGATAAGCCGCAGGGCTGTCGGGGTATTTTCATACCCGAAATGGGAGAAATAAAAATTATTAAGGAGTTGCCATTATGGCTGATGAACCAACAGTGAACCACGATGAACCAGTTGAACCAGTCGATAATCAAGAACCGCAGGGTACTTCAGACACTATCGATTGGGAAGCTAAAGCACGCATGTGGGAAGAGAGAGCTAAAGAATCGTATAAGGATTCTCTCAAGCTGAAAGAGCTTCAAGAATCCCACGATAAACAAGTGCACAAGCTTGAAGAAGCAAACAAGACTCTTCACATGCAGTTGGATTCTATTCAAGCTGCGAACCAGCAGAATGAATGGAAAACGAAAGTCTCGCAAGAGACAGGAGTACCTGCTGAAGCTCTGCGTGGATCTACTCTTGAAGAAATTCAAGAACACGCAAAGATAGTAGCAGGAATACTTGAGTCTGCGCGTAAACCACAAGCACCTGTCATTCCATTGCTTGGCAATCAGCCAACTACACAACCATCTCAAGGAATGAAGGGACTAGCTCAAGCCCTTTTTGGTAACTCAAACAACTAACCACATCCTATTTATCCTTTGAAAGGGGATATATTATGGTTGCACTCGCAACAGGAAAATTTAACCTCCCAAACGACCTCGTATCAGGAGTAGTATCACAAGTAACAAGTGGAAGCGCAGTCGGTAAGCTGTCCGCACAGAAGCCAATGCGCTTCGGTAAGAACCAGCTCGTTACTTTCACAACCAAGCCACGAGCTGAATTCGTGGAAGAAGGTGGCGATAAGGCACCAACACCTGCAGACTTCGGCACAGTCGTCACATCACAGCACAAAGCACAAGTCACTATGCGCTTTGACGAAGAAGTCCTCTACGCAGACGAAGACTACCAGATTGGAGTACTCAGCGAACTCGCAAACGGAGGACAGTCCGCGCTCGCACGTGCTCTTGATTTGGGTGTTTTCTATCGTCTGAATCCTTTGACGGGTGGCGAGGTGTCTAGTTGGACGAATTATTTGAATGCTACAACGAATCGTGTAGCTGCTACGTCTGATTTTAATGCGGATTTGCAGAAGGCGATTGGTATGGTTCTTTCAGCTGATGATGAGGGTTATCCAATTAACGGTATGGCTTTGACTCCTACTGCATCGTATGAGCTTGCTACGGCTTCTGATAAGAATAATCGTCCATTGTATCCAGAGCTTGGCTTTGGTGTAGGTATTGAAAGCTTTAAGAGCGTACCTGTTAGCGTAACTACAACAGTTAACCCGCCTGAGGCTACCACGAAGCCAAACGTGAAGGGTATTGTTGGTGATTTCCAGAACGGTGTGTATTGGGGTATTCAGCGCCAGATGCCTGTCGAGCTCATTTCTACTGGTGATCCTGATGGGCTTGGTGATTTGAAGTGTAAGAATCAGATTGCTTTGCGTATGGAAATGTATTACGCATGGTATGTCTTCGAAAAGCGTTTCGCTGTTATCGCTTCCACTTCAGGCGCTTCTTCCTCTCACTAGGAGTAGCGACGTATGGAGGAAGTATTTGCGACTGTGGAACAGTTGAAAAAGCGTTATAACGTCAGTAGTAGTGATGAGAAGCGTGCAACGCAATTGCTTTCTGACGCTTCTGACGTTATTCGTAGTGAGATTCCTCCACATCGTCTCACTGACGATAAGCGAATCCTTGAAGTAATGGCATGCGCTATGGTTCAGCGAGCTTTGGCTGCATCCACTACTTTAGGGGATGGTCTTTCTGGAGTATCTCAAGCAACTCAAGCCACGGGTCCTTTTTCTCAATCATGGACGTTTACTAATCCGACGGGAGACTTGTACTTGTCTCGCGCGGAGAAGAGACGTTTATCGAAGAGCTCGGGACAGACCGGGTTTCATATTGATTTGGCAGGTGAATAATCATGCGTGGTGAAACAGTAACCGTTATTTATAAACGAGAGTCTACTGTGGACCCATTCGGCGCATCCGTGTATGAACAGGTGTTCGAGAGTGTTCCTAACGTGCTTGTTGCACCAGGCGCGCAATCGAATTCTACTGAGAATACTCATCCTGACGGTATTACAGTCGCGTACACTCTGTATTTTCCTCGTGCTTGGAAGTTTAAGAGTCTACGTGGCTGCTTAATCCGTATCGATGATAACGAGTACACGGTTATAGGAGACCCTAGACCGTACAACGCTGGATTAACTCCTACCGCATGGAATCTTGTCGTCCAAGTAGCCGATAAGGAGGGATAATGGCTGGCACGAATGTGAAGCTACGTATGCGCGCGTTTACTGACTATAGGCGTAGTGAGATTGTGCAGAAAGTCGTTGATGGTGAAGCTCAAAAGCTCGCTAAAAAAGCGAACAACATGGCACAATTCAAATATCGTCCAGTCGTATACACGGCTGTCCAAGTCAGAGACTCACGTAAAGGCTCTATAGCTCTCGTTACGAGTCGAGGTAACTTGTACGCGTGCTTAGACAACGCAAAGCACGATACACTGCGCAGAGCATTAAGCAGTGGAGGGGCTGCATGATTATCGAACAGATAGTTATCGACTGGCTCAAAAACGATAAGAACCTGCATGACGTTACCATTTCGGCAGATATGCCTGCACGTGATAACGCTCGCGTAATCACTGTAGAGCAAATCGGAGCAAGTATCGGAAACGTAACCGACGCGTGGACACTCACCATCAACGGGTACGCTTCAACTAGATACGAATGCTCTAAGCTCATGCACACTCTTATCGTTCCTCGCCTAAGCATCCTCTACCAGATACCCGTAGTTGCCGATTACCAAATCAACGCGATCGCACACTACCCAGACCCGGGACCACCAGTGAGAGAACGATACACACTCACACTACTCATAACAACAAGCAAACCACAACCAACACAATTTTAAGGAGAGCACACTATGGCTGATGTAGCAGTAGCCAAAAAGAACCCCGCAGGCGTCCTCTGGTGGGCACCACTAGGCACACCACTACCAGAAAACGCACACGACAAACTCAACGAAGCATTCCACAGCGTTGGACTGCTCGACGAAGACGGCGTCACCTACGGAGAAGACAACGACACCACAAAAGTCGCAGACATGGACGGCGAAACCGCGCTCGCTATCAACTCGTCACATGAAGAGACCATTAAATTCACAATGCTCGAAACAAACGAGTACAGCCTCAAGCTCCGCTTCGGCAGTGAAAACGTGATCATCGATGCAGCGAAAGAATCAATCCACTACTCGACCACTCCACCAACAGGAGAAAAGGTCGCACTCGTTGCAGATATCCTCATGGCAGGAAACGATAGACGCAAGCGAACAGTCATCGAAGTCGCAAGCGTAACCGACACTGAAGAACGCCAAGAGCATGCAGCAGACGCAATAACCTACGGCGTAACCTGCACAGCATACAGGAACTCACAAAACCACTTCACCGAAAACTACATTGAACCTCTCAAACCAAAAACACAATCAGGCGCAGTCGTAGCACCAGGTGAATCCCACTAAAACACAAACCACAACAACCGAGGAGAGCATCTAACAACAGATGCCCTCCTCGCTTTATAAAACCCGTAAGGACACACAATGCCACTACCACACGAAAACAAGCCACAAACAGTCACCTACAAAGACCTCACATGGCAAATCGACCCAACAATCCTCGACGACCTCGACTTCATCGAACACCTCTACGACCTCACACACGCAGACGAAACCACACAAGACGGAGACGGCGCGCTCGCTGTTGTTCCACTGTTGCGTACTTTGTGTGGTGATAAGTATAAGGAAGTGAAGAGTGCTTTGCGCGATCCTGAGTCTGGTCGTATTGATGCGCAGACTGTTCAAGAGTTCACGATGGATGTGATGAAGCAGCTAAACCCAAACTCTTAATGCTCATAGAGATGATTGGAACGCACCCTGATGTGGTACGTGCTGATTTTCAACGTTTCTATGGGCTCAATATTGATTACTTGGGCGATGGTCTTAATATTCGCCGTGCTGCAGATCTTGCTGCAAACCTTCCACTGAACGCGAGTATTTGGAAAGTATTTGATGAACGGGCAACGTGGAGTACTGAAGCGTATTTACTTGCTGAGATTGCTGATGCCGTGTCATTTAATGCGTGGACGAAAACGAAAGCCGCGCAAAGTAACGGTAAATGGAAGAGCTCTATTATTCGCCCTGGTCAAGAATCCGCAGGTAACACTGAGAAGACTGGGTCAATGAATCCAGATGACCTACTCACAGCTCTTTACGGATAGAAGAAAGGAAAACTTATTATGGCTGATGACGGTGTCAAGCTCGCTGCAGCTTATGTTGAGATTATTCCGAGCATGAAGGGTGTGGGTAAGTCTATTGCAGACGCTTTCAAGTCAGCAGGTAATAGCGCTGGTAGTAAAGCTGGAAGTGAGATAGGCGAATCGTATAATGCTGGTTTTGCATCTAAAGCGAAAGCGTTAGGAAGTGTTGCTAAGGCGGCTGTTATTGCTGGTGTTGCTGCAGGAGGTGCTGCACTTGTTGCTGTCGGTAAGCAGGCATTAGATGCTTATGCTGTGTATGAGCAGGCTGTTGGCGGTATCGAAACCTTGTTTAAGGATGCAGCAGGACAGGTTGAGCAGTATGCTTCGAGTGCTTTTAAAACCGCTGGACTATCAGCTAATGAGTACATGAATACTGTTACTTCATTTGCAGCTGCTATGACGAGCTCTGTGGGCGGTAATGTACACAAGTCTGCTGAATTATCAGATATGGCTATACGTGATATGAGTGATAATGCGAATAAGATGGGTACTTCCATGGATTCCATTATTCAAACGTATCAGTCGTTGTCTCGTGGCAATTACATGATGCTCGATAATTTGAAGCTTGGTTATGGTGGCACGAAGACAGAGCTTCAGCGTTTGCTCAATGACGCTTCCAAGCTTCCTAGCGCGATGGGGAAGAAATTCGATATCAGCAACTTCGGTGATGTTGTCACCGCTATCCATCTTGTCCAAGAGAACCTCGGTATTACAGGTACGACCGCTAAGGAAGCAGCAACCACTATCGAAGGGTCTGTAAGTTCCATGAAAGCATCATGGACGAACTGGGTTACAGGTTTAGGACGCGACGACGCTAATCTCGCTGTCTTATCACAAGACCTCGTAACCAGCGTGATCACAGTTGGTAGGAACATTGCTCCACGTATCGTGCAAATCGCTAAGGGTATGATTGCTGCTATCCCACAGGTTATTACTGGTTTTAGCGGTCAAATTAGTCAGGCTTTCACAGACTTATTCCAGGGCAAGAACCTTGGTATTTCTGAGAATCTTACGGGTCAGCTTGACTATATTAAGGAAGCGTTCACTGACAAGTTTAAGCAATTAGTGTCTGCTGCTTCTAACGGGTGGAAGAATATTGAGACAGTCTTTGCTAGTTCAGGATTAGGGCAGAGCTTATCAGCTGGATTGCAGTCTATTGCACAAAGTGTATTAGGCATTTTTGATCAGCTTGGTGAGTCTGTTTTATCTCAGTGGACGAGCATGATTCAATCGCTATCGAACCCCGGACTACTCACGTCTATTTCTTCTATGCTCCGTGGAGCAATGGAAGGTGTTACAGCAGTATTTCAGGGTGTAAGTGCTTTTATTCAGCCTGTTATTGCGGGTTTTACAGAGCTTGTCAACAGTATTATTAATGCTGTCGCGACGTCTGCCCCTTTCCAGAGTTTCCTTGCATCTCTTGGGCCACTCATGTCCAAGTTAGGTGAACTCTTCAGAAGTATCGTAGGACCTTTGGGACAATGGGTTAAGCAGATTGCCATCTTTGTAGCACAATCAGGAATCTTCAATGCTGTGATTAACACGTTAGGTGGTGTATTGAATTGGCTTGTAGGAGTCATCTCAGGGATTATTACAGTCATCCAAAACGTGTGGAATATTGTCTCTCCTATCGTTAGCCAAGCATTCACACTAATAATTTCTGTTCTTCAACGTACTGGAAGCATGATCGCTCAAGTATGGAATGCAATCATACCGATTATTCAACCAATCCTGAATAACCTTGCATCCATATTCCAAGCAATCGGAAACAACATTAGCGTCACCTGGAATACTCTATGGTCCACAGTGAGTAGTGTTATCAGTATCGTATGGTCAGGAATCCAAACCGTCGTACAAAACGCTATGACAGTCATCCAAGGCATCATCGACATTGCCACAGGACTCATCAGCGGTAATTGGAGCCTCGCATGGCAAGGAATACAAAACGTATTCTCAGGCATATGGCAAGCAATCCAAACAATCTTCTCCACCGTCTTGAATACTATCATCACCATTTTCACCGGAGAACTCAACCTCATCAAAAACATATGGAACTCCACCTGGAACGGAATCAGCTCAATCCTATCCAGCACCTGGTCAAACTTCACTACCGTCATCAACAACGGTATAAACACAGTGAAAAACCTCATGAACGGAGTCAAAAACACCATCACAGGCGCATTCAACGGTGCAGGCTCATGGCTATCAAACGCAGGAAAAGCAATCATGGACGGACTCCTAGGCGGACTCAAAGAAGCATGGAAAAACGTCACCGGCTTCGTCGGAGGAATAGCAGACTGGATCAAACAACACAAAGGCCCAATTAGCTACGACAAAAAACTCCTCATACCAGCCGGCAACGCCATCATGCACGGACTCAACCAAGGACTCAAAACATCCTTCACCGACGTCCAAAAAACCGTCAACACCATGAACGACACACTCGCCGACAGCTTCCACCAAACACTCAACACAAAACTCACAGCACAACCAACCACACCACTACTGACAACCACACAACGATACGAAATCGACACCGCGCGCTCGCAGGTGTCTCAGTTGGATAGGTTGACTGATTTGGTGGGGTCTTTGTATGAGGATTTGGGTGACATTATTGCTGATAATGCTCCATCGGAGTCGTTACGTCAGAGAAAGAGGATTTATGGTATCGCATAGTCTTTCGTATCGTTCTGGTTGTGTGAATCGTCGTTTTGAGCTCAATGGTCCTGCTCTTTTTGGCGGGACTGTTGAGTCTTTACGTTCGGGTGAATGGTCATATAAGAATAAGGGTCGTTATCTGCAGAAACGGTATAAGAATAGTCAGACTCGTACTATTACTCTTTCTGCTATTGATAAGCAGGTCTTGCAGGATTTTCTTGATACGTGTGATGCGGATGTTGAGAATAATACTCCAGCAACTCTTGTAGCGGATGATTGTGAGACATTATGTTTTATCGTTAAAGATGAAGCAAAACACGTTTCACCTTTGCTTGCCCAAACTGAGTTGACCGTGCTGCTTATTGATGGTGTGTGGCGTGAGCCGATACGTCAATCTTACACGATGGATATTGTTGACCAGACAGGTCTCGATTACGATTATGATTATTCACTCGTTCAGATGAATGGTGATATTACTAATCCTCAGCTCGTCACTCTTGATTGCGATTTGACGATATATGGTCCAGTTACAAATCCACAAATCAGTATCGCTAACAACGTGTATCAAGTATCTATCGATGTTCCAGACACGTATAGGCTCTCGATTGATTCGCGTGAGAAAACAGTTATTCTCATCGATAGTTTAGGAACGAGCAGAAATGTTCTCGATAACGCTTCTTTTGTAGACGGTAAGAATATTTTTGCACCTGTTCCTCCGGGTTCTCACCCCGTTTTATGGTCTAACGAATTCGATTTCGATGTAACCCTATGGGTCAAGAAAGGACGTTTGCCATGGACTATATGATTACCGATAATCAAGGCAATAGGATTAAAGTTTTACTTAATCCATCTCTTGATATAGCGTATGGGAGTGGAGAAAACGATTTCGAACTTACCGTAGACACTCATGAGGCAGCTATCATCTCTGGTAGCTGCCTTTTAGTATCCGAAAACAGTGATATAGGTGGAATCATTGACACTGTCACGGATGACAATAATCAAATCATCTATAGTGGTCGTTCCTGGCACGGCATACTCGCCGGTAAAATCATCCAACCACCCACCGGTCAAGACTACTACACAGTTAACGGAGCATTCCGCACCATCATCGAACAACTCATAACACGTTTAGGCTTAACGAGCCTTTTCACAACAGACATGACCTGTCCACACACGATAAACGGAACGTACCAGTTTGCTCGCTACACAGACGCATACACTGGTTTACTCGACATGTGTCAAGCAAACAATCTCACACTCTTACTCACTTATAAGAGTGACATGAAAAAAGTACTCATCTCAACACGACCACAAAAGAGTATTAATAACCTAGCTGTCGCTAACGCGTTCGGTATGAAAATCACACGCAACTACAACCGAGTCAACCATGCCATCGGGTTAGGTAAAGGCGAACTCAAAAACCGAACAGTCGTCCACTGGTACGCCGACACAAACGGCAAAATCAGTACCACACAAACCCTCACAGGCAATCTCGAAAACACCATCGTCTACGAGAACACCAACGCTGAACCAGACGAGCTCAACGACACCACTCGAAAGAAGCTTGAAGAATACCAAGCACTCGGAACCATCAACGCAGACATGAGCGACACAAGTATCCACCTCGACATCGGTGACAAAGTCACAGCCATCTCACAACAAGCACACCTGACCGTCACCAACTACGTCACCAAAAAAGTCATCACCATAGAAGGAGACACAACAAACATCGAATACACACTCAACCAAACACTCCACGACACCACACAACAAATCAATTAAGGAGACAACCATGCCAATAACAAACGGATACAGCATGTACACATGCGACCGCTACCCAACCAACCACACCGCCATCATCAAAGACGACGACATCACCACACAAAGCACATGGATCCACATCAAATACCCCGACCTCAACGGAACCATCAAAGACTACCTCATCTGCCCAAAATGCGCAGAACTCGCACGCAAAAAAATGAACAGCCTCAACACCAGCTTCATGCAATTCATGAACGCCGTCGAATAAACACAGGAGAACAACAATGAGCATCGAACTCATCACAGGCAAAGCAGGAAAAAACCATATCAGCGCAGTAGACGACGCACAACTCAACGCCGCGCTCGCAGGTAGAGGAGTCTACCTATTAGCAAGCGAAGATGGTAGCTATCCAACCATCACCGTCTTAGATGCGAACACTATTCTTATCCCTGTATCTCATTGGCTCGTGAATGGACGTCACATTCGTATCACAAGCCAGGAACGGTTAACAATCACGTCAGGGCAAACAGGATACAATCGAATCGATTTACTCTGCTTTACCTATACACGTCAATCAAACACAGGCATAGAAGATATCAAGTTAACCGTTGTACGCGGAACACCAACCACGGGAACCGCATCAGCACCATCAGTATCATCACCATCTCTACAATCCGATACAACTGTAAATTCGACAATCGGATTTTGCCAAGTCTCTATTACAGGACTAGTACCAACAGTCAACGTGACCGCTGCAAAGCTTGGAAACATACATAATATAAGTTCTCGGCTTGATCACGTTACGTCTGTATCAATAGGTTTGCCTTATATTGATAGGAACGTGACGTTGTATAAGCAGGGTCGTCTTGTCATGGTTTCTGAGCAGGCGGTTACTAGTGGTAATACTCCGCAGAACACGCACTCTGTGTCGCCTTATCACAGTATTCCTGCAGATTATCGTCCTATCAAGCAAGGCATTATTATGCTCAGTGACCATGGTGGCCAGTCTGCTAGCTTTATGGTTGATAAAGACGGTAAGGTCGAGATTAACGGCAATATTAGTAATGGACGTTACATGCAAATTCTTGGCATGTGGTTAACCGCTTAAAACTATTGCGGTAGATGCCAGCTGAAATTTAAATCAATAATCTGACCGTTACCCATTTGAGCGGTACTGCCCCAATGTCCGAATTCGACGTTACCTGTTGCTCGTGGAATGACGTAAACTCCGAAACGCGGCTCATACATGCTCCACCGATTATTCTTAGGCATGTATTTTGCTGGTAAGGTAAACAGCGTATCAGTAGATGCTCCATTCCATGAAGAATCAAGACGCTTCAACGTACATTCCGCGAACACCATGTCATCAATCACACTGACACGAACATTGGAAACAGACCACCATCTCGTGCTGAGAATATTAGTAATTTGACCCGTAATCTCACCTTGCAACCGAGAACTTATATTATGTCACCCAAACAACACAGAAAGGCACCACATGCCACCACTCAGCCCCTTCGACCTCGACAACGTCATCGTAGCCCTCATCACAGGACTCATCAGCTTCACAGTCGCATACATCACATCGCGCTCGCAAGCTAAAAACGATGAGAAACAGTCGAAAAAAATCCAAGTAGAAATCGAAACTGAACTACGAGAACAGCTCCGCGAAACAGATCACCGCGTAGGACAGTTATCTGACCTTTTAGGACAGGAACAAGAGAAACGTCGAGATTTAAAAAATCAATTAACGACGTTAGAACTCAAAGACGATATCAAAACAGCATACATACGTTCTGTCGGACATTGGCTTGCAGATTTATGCGAAGTATTAGAACCTGCCTGGTCTAAAAAACACCCTAAACCACATCTGCCAGCTGAAATCCGTCACGATATCGAACACACAGCACAACAAGTCGGCTTACAAGTTAACCAAACCAATAAGGAGAAATAAAATGACACACTTCAACAAAGAATTCTGGCTCGACACTGCTGAACGAGCAGTAAAAACAGCTGCACAAGCAGCAATCGGAGTCCTCGGTACAGGGGCAGTTGGGCTACTCCAAATCGACTGGACAAACGTCCTATCCGTAACCCTCATGGCAGCATTAATCAGTATTCTCACCTCCATCGCTTCAGCAGGCGGAGAAACCGTCTCCCCAGCAAGCCTTATCAAAACCACACAAACAACAGGACGACACATACAAACACTCGAAGAACACAGTAAGGAAAACGAGTGACACAACTCAAACACATACTCCTCACACTCCTCATAATCCTGCTAACAGCATTCATGTTTGCAGGATTATTCATTATCGGAGCACTCACACTCGTAGCACTCACAAAATTCCTACTCATCGTCTACTTCATAGCAATCTAAAAACAGAAAGGACCACATCATGGCATTAAACGGAATCGACATCAGCAACTGGCAAGCAAACATAGACCTCACCAAAATAAGCTTCGACTTCGTCATCGCCAAAGCAACACAAGGCACACACTACGTCAGCCCATCATGCGACAAACAAATCCAACAAGCAAAAACACTCGGCAAACTCTACGGCGTCTACCACTACGCAGAAGGAACAGACCCAACAGCAGAAGCAAACTACTTCCTCACCAACATCCAAGGCTACCTCCACCAAGCACTCCTCGTCCTCGACTTCGAAGCAGGAGAAAACAACGCCTGGAACAACAACCCAAACACATGGATAAAAACATTCTGCGACCACATCACCAACCAAACAGGAATCAAACCACTCATCTACATACAAGCATCCGCGCTCGCTAAGGTTGCGAATGTTGGTGATTATGGTTTGTGGATTGCTCAGTATGCGAATAATGATCCTACGGGTTATCAGGCTACTCCGTGGAATGAGGGAGCTTATAACTGTGCTATGCGTCAGTATTCTTCGAACGGTCGTTTTACTGGCTACAATGGGCCATTAGATGTGAATAAGTTCTATGGTGATGCTACTGCGTGGAATAAGTACGCTAACCCTACAGGCGCAGCTACAACTTCCCCACAGGCAACTACTGCTCCTACAGTTGATATTGAGCAGTTAGCACGTGATGTTATTGCTGGCAAGTATGGTGACGGTGATGCTCGTCGTAATGCGCTTGGAGCTAACTATGATACTGTACAAGCACGTGTCAATCAGATTGTAGGCACGCAGAAGACATATCATACGGTGTCTCGTGGTGAAACATTAAGTGGTATCGCTGCACGTTACGGTACAAGCTGGCAAAAGCTCGCTCGTATTAACAGCTTGAGTAATCCTAATCTAATTCATCCAGGACAAACACTACTCATCCAGTAAAAGCATTATTCTCCATCAAGCACAGCCCCTAACTCTTACATGAGAGTTAGGGGCATTTTTTGTTATCTACATACAAACACATTATGAGCTTCAAATCTCACAGCCATGCTTTACTGCGATGGATAAGATACACTGGAAATGCATGAAAAATTAAACAGAGAAAAGAACAGGTATACACCAAGTATATACTTTTGCAAAACGAGAATGCTTCTAAAGCTAATATTTGCAACGCTTAAACCACTATCATAGGACAGTCTTCCAAACTGATTACGCGGGTTCGATTCCCGTCATCCGCTCCACCTGTAATCACAGGGTTTTCTAAGCATTTTCAACAATTCTAAGCAATTTTATACATGCAAGTTTTTTGCAAGTTTTTGCCCTAGATTGTTCTTTGTTGTCCTAAAAGTATACTTTAAATATACTTTTATTCTTTTCTCATAAGCACACCAATATGAGAAAGGACTAACTCATGCCGAGAACGAAAACACGGCGAGAAAACGGTCAAGGAACCATCTGGCAAGACAAAAATAAAAAATGGCATACGCCGACTTATCGGCACTAACCCACGTACAGGCAAACTCTCGACATATCTTGAAGCAGTTGTAAATCAATTAACTACCCCGTATAATATAATGTTTACTGTAAATGATGGGAGGGAAATATGACACTAACAGCTTTAGACATCGCTAACTTGTTCATTACTCGCCATCAATCTCTGAACTTCTCTAATCTGTCGCTTAATAAACTCGTTTATTTTGCACAAGTGGAGTCTTTACGAGAAACCGGAAAACCTCTCTATGATTCAGAGATTCAAGCATGGCAATATGGGCCAGTAGAACCAGATGTATACCATGCGTTCCAATCGTACGGGCATGAGCATATCGCGAATCCTTCAAAAAAAATAGTAAATGATGCGTACGCGACAAATATCGTTGACATTGTCGCAGAAAAATATGGATTCCTGACTGCTTATGATCTCGTAACGTACTCGCATAGAGAAAACAGTGCTTGGAAAAACACATATGACGGCGATCGAAATAAAACGATAACCAACAAGGATATCTTGAATTCAGATGATGTAAAAAGCTATCCCGCACGAGAAGGAACCATGCTTCAAGATATGGATGATATCTACAATAGATATCACAATACCTTCCGCTTGCTAGGTGATGCATGA